GAGCCTTTAATCGGGCCAAACGCACAAGCAATCCTTCAAGAATTGGAGGAAAAATTTCCACCAGTAAACCCACATCCTAAAGAAGATATAGGAGCAATTATGTACAAATCAGGACAACGCTCTGTCGTAGAGTGGATAGCCAAACGGCTGGAGGAATAAATAATGACAACAAATACAATAGGTTTAGATGCTAGTGGAAATCTAGATCTAGATCATCTATATAAAGTTCTACTTGGTAGAGGTCCAGATGCTCATACAGCAAGCTTAACTGATGCACAGGGTGTAATAGATCAATCAGCTAGAGACTATTGGAACAACCAATTCACTGCAGCAGGTGGTGATGCCGCTGCTCTTCAAGGTGTTATCTCTGGTATTCAAGGTAGTCAAGAGTTTGCTGATTTAGGATTAGCTAAAGATACTTATCTTACTAATCCAAATAGTGCAGAAAATAGAGTTCAGGCTGCTAATTCAATAAACAGAGGAGATGGTGTTAATGCAGGTACTATTGCTAGTTATAGTGATAAGTTTAACACCGATGGTACTGTAAAATCTGACTGGGTAGATACAGAAACATGGGCAAGTAATCAGATGCAAGATATGCAGCAAGAAATTGCAGATTTAAGAGCTAATCCAGTTACAAATACTGTGTATGTAAATACACCTGCAGATACAAGTATGTATGATCAACAGATATCTGATTTACAAGCTGCTCTTGATAGTACACAAGTAGATTATGATAGCTTAATGCAGACTTATAAAGACCAGACAATAGGATACAATAGTCTGTACGCACAAGCTGCTTACGGTGATAAACCTGGAAATTTAACAGTTAAAGGTGTTAAAACTCAGAATGAATTACCGGGGTACCAAACTAAAACTTCAGGTACAGGATTCTTTAGCAGAGATAAGAAAAAATATCCATCAGCTACAGACACTACATTAAAAATAGGATCATTAAACTTAGCATAAAAAAATGACAGCAAAATCTAGGTATGATTATTTATCAAGTGATCGTTCCCAGTTTTTATCAGAAGCGGAAGAAGCATCGAAGCTGACCCTACCATACCTTATTAGTGGACATGAAGAGAACACTAAAGGTATGAAGCAACTCAATACTCCTTGGCAATCCGTTGGAGCCAAGGGTGTTGTAGCTTTAGCAAGTAAACTATCACTCAGTCTTGTACCACCACAGACTAGTTTCTTTAAACTACAATTAGATGAGTCACAATTAGGAGAACAGTTTCCACCAGAAATAAAATCAGAATTAGATTTATCCTTTGCAAAA